TAAAGAACATACTCCTGGCGGGGGGGATAACGCATAATAACGCATATGAAAATTTAGCGCGTTATCGAAATGATGTGGTGTAAGTTATTGTATTCTTTATTATTTTTTATTACTATAACGCTATAACGCTATAACGCTATAATATAAAAGAAGATTATAAAAACGGAATGCAACTATATATTCCCTATAAGAAGTATAGGAAGTTCGGCGTTATTCGTTATTTTAGCGTTTATCGTTTATAATCAAAGACTTACGTGCGTTATTTAGTGCGTTACGGGCGTTACGGCGCGTTACGGCCAGGAGCACATAGCTATGCTTGAATTGAAATTAGCCCAAACATTCGACAATGCATTCAGCTGTTATCAACTATGGAAACCAAGTAACAGGCAAGCTGGTTGGCCAGATAGAGGCATCCAAATCAATGATAGCAAGTTCATTTGGTGTGAACTAAAGACAACATCATTACGTAAAGATAACACAATTCAAGTATCCAATTTCGATCAAGCACAAGCAGCATTCATGTTCAAATGGCAAAAGGCTGGTGGACATTGCTTTCTGTTAGTTGCGATCCACACCGGCCAGGAGGATGTAGGATATGCTATCATCACTCAACTAATGCCCAATTATTGGTTATCATTGAACAAACGTATATTGCATATGGATAATTTAAGTTTGTTTGCCGAAACGATAGATGATGTTACATATTGGTTTCGAACAGTTTACGATAACCGATAAAAGTAACGCTCGAAGGCTTACTTCAGAGTTACTTTCCTTTACGGTAATAGGAGTCGGATAACTCGGAAGCGGAACGATGTCTGATTTTGAAATAACATATCACGAATATAAATTTTTCGCGAGGGGCTTTACTTACGATCGAAACGCGAGAATACTACGTCGTGGTGCGAAAGTATGTAAATCATAAAGCACAATTTCATGTATTAGATGATGCTTTTGACGATCCAGAATTGTTATATTGGTGTCCTAATGAAGTCATAATAAAGATGGATAAATTCAAACAACCATCGTGTGCCACTAAAGAAAATATACGCAAGTTAGATAATCTGATACGTGCCTCAGCGTCCAACTCAAAAGGAACCACCAATGCGTAAGTATGTAGCAGCTATTCTTACGTTGTTTGGTTTGACTTTGCCCTTTGCAGCCAATGCTGCATTGATCGCATCGTTCAGCCAAAATCCGTCGGCTACACCTACAGTATTCGCCACCGATAATGGCGTAACAACTAACATTGCGGTTAATAGCGCATCCACCGCTATTACCACTGGTGCCAGTGGTGTTATTCCTAATGCTTTCTTCAGTCTGGCAGCGAACAGTGTTGGTATAGCGACACAAATCGGCAGTCAAATAATCGAACGTTTCAACGGCAACTTCTGCTTTACCAGCGCCATTGGTTGTGGCGGCACCAATTACTTGAGCGGAATTTTCACCGATGCAGCGTTTGGTGCGAATGGTGGTCCGGGTTTGACGGTGAATGTCAATAATCCACCTGATACTCTGACACTAACATCTGGCGTATTGCCGGCCAGTAGCCTTCAGCCTCCTTCGACTTTCAATATTAGTTTCGCTGATCTTGTGCCATTGCTGCATATCAACGGCACTACTATTGGTGGATTTACCGCTGATTTCGCCGGTAATATTTCATCGTCAGTAGCTGTAACTGAACCTGCTGCTCTTGCCTTGCTTGGCCTTGGTGTTCTTGGACTAGGATTTGTTCGCTATAAGCATAAAGGCAATAACCACAACTATGCCTGATGGTTTCGATCCTGGTCGTGAACTACAGCGTATCCTCACTCTTCAAGAGTTGATGAGTGAGTGTAGGGCACGCACGCCAACTATACTTGCGTTAGCAGACCAAATGCTAACGGACCCTGAGCTTTCTCCCGACACGAGGCTCAGGGTCATGGAGTTTGTAGTTAATAGAGGATACGGCAAGCCTAGACAGCATGTAATTGTTTCTGATCCGAATGATCGGCCAGCCGCTACCAATCCAGTCAAAATATACATACCTGACAATGGTAGAAACCCAGCGATGGGCAGGGTGATAGATCAAGACGGCGAAGTAACGAATGCTTGATGATCTTGGTTTCTTCAAAGATGCTTTAGGGCCGCAGCCTGGTCCTCAAGAAGCATTTCTATCAACTGTAGCAGACATTGCTATATATGGTGGTGCTGCTGGTGGTGGTAAAACTTTCGGATTGTTACTTGAGCCGATCAGACATATAGATAATCCTCAATTCGGCGCAGTAATATTCCGTCGCGATGCTACTCAAATCACCAATGAAGGTGGTTTGTTTGATACTAGCTTCCAAATATATCCTGAGGTATATGGAAGTCCAAAACTGAGCCCATTCAGATCATGGGTGTTTCCGTCTGGTGCCAGTATAACATTCAACCATTTACACAACGAAAAGGATATTCTCAATTGGCAGGGTGCCCAAATAGCATTGATCTGTTACGATGAACTAACACATTTTACTGAGAATCAATTTTGGTATATGTTGTCTCGCAACCGTTCTACTTGTGGTGTTCGACCATACATTAGAGCAACTTGTAATCCTGATGCTGATAGTTGGGTTGCTCAACTAATTGAATGGTGGATTGATCAAGAGACAGGCTATCCCATTCCGGCCAGGAGCGGTGTTGTTCGTTGGTTTGTAAAACTTGATACTAAGATACATTGGGCTGATTCATCAAGAGAATTGTTACTTGAACATCCAGGAACGTCACCGAAATCATTTACGTTTATTGCCGCTACCCTAGCCGACAATCAAAAATTACTTGAACTAGACCCTAACTACAAAGCCAATCTACTGGCAATGAACCGTGTTGAGCGGGAAAGATTGCTCAACGGCAATTGGAAAATCAAACCAACAGCTGGTTCTTATTTCCCGTCGCATTGTGTGAATATACTATCAGCTGTTCCTACCGATGTCAAAATATGGGTGAGAAAATGGGATCTAGCTGCTACTGAACCTAGTGAAGTGAATCCAAGTCCAGACAGTTCCGCTTCAGTATTAATGGGAAGGAGGGAGAATGGCAGATTTGTAATTGCTCATGGAACTAATATCAAGAAAGGAGCGCATGTTGTAAGAGAGATCATCAAAAACATCGCGGCGCAGGACCGGAACAATTACGGCCGGAGAGTGATTATTGCTCTCTCAATAGACCCTGGGCAAGCAGGGAAAGAACAAGCAGCCAGCTTGACAACTATGCTTGCTGGATATCGTGTTACTTCTGTTAGAGAAACAGGACCAAAGGAGACTAGAGCAGAACCGCTATCAGCACAATGGCAAGTTGGTAATGTGGATTTGGTTGAAGGACCGTGGGTGAAAGATTACTTGAATGAGATGGAATCTTTCCCGTCGCCTGATGCACATGACGATTATGTCGATGCTAGTAGTGGTGCATTTCTTGAGTGTATATCTGGTGCCGATAAACAAGCAGCATGGAGGGCATTATCAACGTAGTTGCTAGACGCGATGGCTTCCAAAATGTCATGTCTGGTCTTAATACGACCGGACTTGATCGCACATCCAACACGTTCTATCGCAGTAACAATTGGCGTCGTGGTCTAGAGCGATACTGGTCTAATCGTTTCTCACTATATGACTATGGTGATCTATACTTGAACAATGGTATCGTTCAGAAGATCATTGATAGACCATCCGATGATTGTTTTCAACAAGGTATCATAATAGAGGGGGATGAGGAAGGCTCTATTGAAGATGAATATGATCGTCTATTTGTATTGCCGAAAATGGCTGATGCTGTTCGTTGGTCTAGACTATATGGTGGAGCAGCCATACTAATCATCGCTAAGGATGGTGGAACATTTGATGATGAATTGAACTATGACGCGATTGATACTGTAGAAGAACTACAGGTTTATCCACTACCAAGTATTAAGCCTACTGAAATTGTCTATACTGCTTTTGATACTGATGATGTCAAGAAAGTCGGGCAACCGATGTTTTACGACATTACCGCGCCAGGAGTTCAAGCCTTTAGAGTTCATGAAACTAGACTATTGCTAATGTCTGGTGAACCATTACCTGACCGATTTGTTCATATGCAATCTATGAATTGGATTGGTCGCTCTATCATCACTGGTTGTATAGAAGACATTTCGCGATACGATCAAGCCTTACAGTGGTCAATAAGATTACTTGAGCGTAAGCAACAAGGCATCTATTCCATGGAAGGTCTAGGTGAATTGTTCGCTCAAGAAGCAGATGATTTGGTTTCTAAACGGATCAATCTTGTTGATCTTGTCCGTGGCAATCTCAACAGTGTCGTTGTTGATAAGAATGATGCTTATACTATTGAGAACCTTGGGCTCGATGGCGTTCAATCTTTACTACAAGAATACCAAGTGGCGATTTCCGCTGCGGCCAACATTCCTGTAGTTATACTATTTGGCAAGTCCACCACTGGACTCAATGCTACTGGTGCTGGTGATCTGGAGTCTTATTATGGAATGGTTGGACATATCCAGCAAGTTATCGCCAAACCAGTATTGGAGAAACTGACCGCTATACTATATGTCCAGCGAACCTATACTGGACAACTACCGGACACTTGGCATATTGAATTTAATCCGCTATGGCAAGCATCAGATCAAGAACAAGCGACCGCCAATAATCTAAATCAGCAAGCCAATAATACTGAAGTAACGATGCTGATGACTCTGATGAATGGAGGAATTATTTCGCCAGAAGAAGTGCGTAAGATTGTAGTGAATAAATATAGCGAATATGATTTTTCAGATGAGATACCTGATACTGCCGTTTCTTCTATGGACTATGCTGCTGATATAGATACATCGCAACTAGATGTTCCGCAAGATCCAAATAAGCCGGCGCCAGCAGCATGAGTAACGAATGGAAACGAACTGAATGTAGACGCGGCCACAAATACGTGGAAGGTTCGTGGACATGGACTACAACAGGCAATAGAGATTGTAAAGAATGTAAGAAGATACGTGAGAAAAATAAACAAGTAAGAGTCAAGTTTAAAACACAATTCAGCAAAGATGCTGCTAAGTCGAGGTTGGCTAATGGCTGATTATGTTACCAGAGACGAGTTTAATGAATTGGAGGCGCGGGTAACTGTGCTTGAAGGTGGTCAGCCGCCAGTAGCACCACCTAATCCTATCACTAATGGTATTCAAGCGAAACGTATTGCTTCGCTAATTGGTTTGTTTGGCGTAAATACTTTTAGTTCGCTAGACGAACATAACCAATGGGGATCATGGCCAGCGGATTATCGCCCTGATAGTGTTATTACTGCGTTACAATATATCCTTGGTGATAGTGGTCACGCATTTCGTATCCGCGAATATCATTACGCTGGACGCGAAGATATGCAACGCGATTGGCTAAGTCAAATTGTTACTGCTATACCTGGCACTGAAGTAACGTTATGTGTTGGTGCTAATGGTTCAACTAACGATGTTCCATCTATAATCAGTTTAGCTGCCGATCCTGAATGTGGGGTTAAATGGATCGAAGGATTGAATGAACCCAATACAAATTTCGGTAGTGGTGAAGTTCCATTTAATGTAACGCTAGACATACAAAATGAACTATGGTGGTCTGAGCATTTGAACGCCAAAGTAATGGGACCAAGTATCGTCGCTGGAACGCCGCATCCAGAAGGATGGATAACTGGTTATTGTGGAAACCAAGATAACTTGGATGCTCTTAACACTAAATTTGATCACGGCAATGGGCATTATTATCCTCCTGGCAATCCTGATATTGCTAATACTGGTTCCTCCATCAATGAATACATCGGTGGATTGTGGGGTGTATATGCACAAAAACCAATCCACCTGACAGAATTTCATCCAACACTATACAATGATGAAGGGCACAAACCAGATCAATCTGGTTGGTCAGGTGAAAGAGATGCATACTATACTTTGATAACTCTATTGCGTTGTGCCCAAAACGGCACTATTGGTCTATGGTGGTATGCTCTATTCGACTATGGAACAATCTATCTCTGCGGTTTGTTTCCGAAAAATCACGCAAATGATCCTCGGCCAGTAGCAGATGCTTTGAAGAACCTATGTAGCGTATGTCATGATCGTGGGGATAAGCACGGCTTTGAGCCTGGCAAATTGGATATTATTGTATCCGGTATGAATGAAAATATGGATTATGTTGTATATCAAGCAAGCGATAATCGGTTTCTAGTGCCTATTTGGTATGCTGCTAATGGTGAAAATAAGGTTGAAATTATAGTATCATTCGATAAGACCAAGAAATCAATCAAAGTATATGATCCAATGGAAAGCAATAATGCTGTCGATACTAGACATGATGCTGTATCTGTGGCGATAGAAATGGCGCCAGGAGTAATGATTGTTGAAGTAAATGCCTAGAAAGCGGCCTAAGATTGTGCCGATGAAGTATCCCATTGGTCAGGAGTTTGCGTATCGCCGCATATTGTTGAAGATGAATAACAAATACAAACAGATATTGAAGCGGAATATGTCGCCATATGTAGAAGTAATGTCGAAAGAAGCCACTGCTGTTCATTTGCCTACTGGCCAAATTCGCCAAGATGCATTAGGTTGGAGAGATCAGCTCAATAGAGTAATGCAACGTATCGCTGACGATATGAGAGATCCAACGAATCAAATTATCAAAGAAATGGTTCGTATTGGTCCGCAAACTAATCAATACAATAAAGCAGAATGGACTAGATTGGTTCGGTCTCAATATGGTGTCAATCCCACTAAAGAGGACCCAGAAAAATATAATGCTCTTCTGGCAAATTGGGCAAGAAACAATGCTCTTTTGATTAAGGACATACCGGATAAGACCTCACGACAAATTGCGGAACAAGTAAATCAGGCATTAATTGAAGGCACTAATCTAGCAGATACCCAAAAAGAAATATTCAATATAATGTCGGATCGAACTGATGTTCAAGATAGTCGCGCTAAGTTGATTGCTAGAGATCAAGTTGCTAAGTTGAATGGCCAATTGACGATGGAACGTCAAGTTGATATGGGAGTAGATAGCTATATTTGGAGAACAGTTGGTGATGAACGAGTAAGAGAAACGCATGCTGATAATGAAGATCAGACATTCACCTGGGATAATCCGCCAGCAGAAACCGGTCATCCCGGTGAAGATTATCAATGTCGTTGCTGGGCCGAACCCATTCTCCCTGAATTTGTAGAATTTGAGGCGTCATTACTTGAGGAAGCCGATGCCTAATAGATATGACAATATAACAATTACTGCTGAACGCAGTAAAGATGGCTGGATTATTGATCGGCCAGTCATTACTCGCTCTGGTATATTTATATACAAGGATGCCAATGGAAAAACCATTCGCGAATATAGACCAGATGAAGAAGTGTTCAAAGCTGATAGTCTCACTAGCATTAGAGGAATGCCCATCACTGACGGACATCGAGGCATCCTTAATACCAACAGCAACCTTGACGGAATTGTTGTCGGTTCGGTTATGGGGCCAGGAGAAAAGCAGGATAATGATGTAGTTGCTGATATTGTAATTCACAATGTAAAAAAAATAGGATCGAAACGAGAATTGTCTTTGGGATATGAATGTCGTATTGATGCTGTTCCTGGCGAATGGAATGGACAGAAGTATGACCAAGTGCAACGTGATATTGTTTACAATCATCTTGCGGTAGTAAACAAGGGTCGTGCCGGCAATGCTCGCATCCGACTAGATGCGGATGAATTAGTCTCTTTTGATGTGGAGGATGATATGCCTGATGTTACTTTGTCGAAAATTCGATTGGATAATATTGAATATCCTGCTGCGCCTGAAGTAGTCAACAAGATCACTAAGCTAGAGGCAGATATTAGCGTTCTAACCAGTCGCGCTGATAAAGCGGAAGCCGAGAGAGATACGGCGAAGAACGCACTGGAGGCTGCTACTAAAGATCATAAAGAGTCGCTCAATAAAGAGCGCAATATTGCTCGTGATCGTATTAAGCTTGAAGATAAAGCCAATCAGCTTTCTATTAAATTTGATGCTGATGATTCAGATCGTTCTATCAAAGAAAAGATTATCAATAAGCTCGGCAATGAGCTTAGATTTGATGGTAAGTCGGATGATTATGTTGATTCTGCTTACGATCTAACTATTGCCAATGAAGAGCAGAAAAGTAAAACCGCGAAAGGACAACGCGAGAAGACAACTACAAAACAAGATGCGTCAGAGAATAAGTCTGGTGGTAGTTCAGCTGACGCACGTGAGCGTATGTTGCGTCGCATTCGTGGTGAGAAGGAGGCTGCATAAATGTCGGGTTCTGCTTATGCCAACTATATGGCCCCTGCCTTCATTGGCATGAAGGCTGATAGTATGGAAGATAATGTTGATACCTTTCCGGCATCAACATTGATCAATGTTGGTGTAGCAGTGCAAAGAACTGCTGCTGGCGCCGCAACTATTAAGCCCGGTGCTGCCTCTGCTGCACTTTGCGTTGGTGTTGCGCTTCACGATCATATCATTGGATACAATGGTGGATATCGTCAATATGACGCCGTCTCAGTATTGACTCGTGGTCGCGCTTGGGTTGCCGTTGATGATGCTACTGGTGTCGTTGATGGGGCTGCGGCGAAAGTAACTGCTGCTACTGGAGCATTCAATACTACTGGAACGATTGCGGTTACTAATGCTGTATTTCGTTCTGCCGCTATTGACTTGTTGAATGTTGATTGGACAACATATACCAAGGGTGCGATTGTCGAATTGCACTATCCTTTGGTATAATGAGAGGAATGTATTATGCCTGGACCTCTTGATCATCAATATTACAGTGAGGATGATCTTACTGTATTGCAGAATGCGCCGATCATCAAAAATAATTTCAGGGAAGATGCTGATACCATCTTTCTTGCACGACAACTTGACTATATTCGCGCCAATACTTATGATCGTCAGCTACCTGCCATCAACGCTGATCGGCTAGTCCCAGATGATACTTCAGTTCCTGAATGGGCAGAAAATGTCTGGCAATATGCGTTCGACATGGTGGGTATGGCCAAGGTTATATCTAACTATGCTGACGATCTACCTCGCGCTGACGTTCGCGCTACCAGCAGAATGACGACTGTTAGAACACTTGGTGATAGTTATGGCTACAATATAAATGAACTAAGAGCCTCACGGCAAACTGGTCAGGGTCTAGATGCTCGTAAGGCGGCAGCGGCCAGGAGAGCAATGGAACTAAAGATTGCCGATATCAAGTTGCGTGGTGATGCTAACTATGGATTGTTTGGATTGTTTACTCATCCAAATCTTCCTGTGCTAGTATTGACTAACGCTGGCGATTGGACATCTCTTACTGGTGATCAAATTCTTGCTAATCTAAACCAGTGGGTTGTGGCTTATCAGAACCAAGTAAAAGGCACACATACGCCGAATGTGCTTAGTCTCGCACCTAAGGCTTACAATGCTGCGTCTACTAAGTTCATTACTGGTGCTTCTGGCCTAACGCCCATTACTCCACTACAATGGTTCCGAGGTAACTACCCTGGTATTGCTGTTGAAAATGTCTGGGAAATGCAGCTTGCTGCTGTGAGTGGCACTAAAGATTTGGGTCTGCTCTATGAGCGTAGTGCGGATAATATTTCGCATACGTATGTGATGCCGTTTACGCAACTACCGCCAGAAGCACGCAATCTAGAAATCGTTACTGATTGTATCGCGCGATCTGGTGGTGTGAGTATCTTTTATCCATTGGCTTTGCTTTCCGCTGTTACTACCTGATAGGAGAACAACAACTATGTTTGCGATCCTTAATAAATCTGAACGTCTAATCACTACCCATCTTGGTGATGCTTTGCCTCCTGGTTTGCCGGTAGCAGTTTCGGAAGTAACCATGGAACACCCTTCCATGCAAGCATTGGCTAATGAAGGCTTGCTTGAAGTGGTGGAAATTCAAGACCCACCGCCACCGCCAGAGCCAACGCCTACCCCGACGCCAGAGCCTACTACTGAAGGTGGAGCTAGAGTTGGTGGTGGACAACAACCTCCAACGCAACAGCGCCCAGCCCCTCCACCTCCACCGACCAGGGGACAGTAATGACTATTACTGTAACCAATCAATCTTCTCGTTCATTTATCTTGGGTGGGGAAATGATACTTCCCCATACTCCCTTGGAGATTAGCGAAGAAGTAAAGTTTGTTATTGACAATAGTCCATATCATAGTTTCTTCACCTATGAGATTACTGAAGACCCACCTTCTGGCAGAGATGCGGGCCAGGAGGATGATGAACATCGACAAGCTTTTGAAGAAGAACAACGTGCTATAGATGAGAGCAACCAAATATCTGATGAGGATTATCAACGTCAAAATCGTGATCGTTAATGTCTGACGTTGTTGATCCTCCAGTATATTGGACTGATGTAAAGACTATATTACAATTGTTCTTTCCGCAATACTTTGATCCTGCAAATCCCGCATATATTGATCCTGCATTGATGGATATGTTACTTGCTATTTCAGAAGAAGCGCGCCCTTGGTGTTTGTCTACCAATAGACAAAATTTTGCCCAAGCAATGTTTGTTGCATATCTTATTTCTGTTCAAGAAGAAACATCATCCGGTAAACCAGTTCAATCTTATCTTGGACCAATTTCTTCAGAGAAAGAAGGTGATGTTGCGATAACTTATGCTGCCGTTACTGGTGGAACTAGTAATGAGTCTAGGCGCCCATCAAGCAATCCTTGGGATGCTTGGAATAGAATGTGGAATATTTGTCAAAAAGGCGCAATAACAACGAGGTTTGGCGATCCATGCCAGTCACCATCAGAGACAAGGACTATGGATTCAAACGTATTGAGCTTGACTTTAAAGCGTTACGCGGCAGAGGCGTTAAGATCGGTTTGATGGGTAATGATCAAGTTGAAGGCGTATCGGTAGTGGATTATGCTACTTACAATGAGTTTGGCACATCACGTATTCCTGCGCGCCCATTTATGCAAACAACAGCCGATACTAGCAAAGAAACAGTTACCAAATTTACTGAATATCTTGTTGGAAGAATGATAGATGGCAAGATCAATGATACAACAGTGTTACAAAATCTTGGTGCGAAGTATCAATCTCTTGTTCAGAAAACGATAAGCGATGCTAAGAATTGGGCGGTGCCTAATGCTCCTGGCACTATATTAGCAAAAGGATCAAGTTCACCTCTTATCAATACTGGTCGTATGATTGGTGCTGTTCGATATGAGGTAGTATGACCACATCGTTCCGCACTTCATATGAGGTTATTCAAAGAGACATTGGTCAAATTATTAATGGTAAATACATTCTTGCTGATGATACTGGAATCAAAATAACAGTAATGGCATCAGTGCAAAATCCATCATCTAGAGACTTATCACTTATAGAAGCTACGTCATACGGTAGACGTGCTGGCAGACGAATTAAAATTTACACTGAAACAAGACTGCGCTGCGCTAATCAGGAAATTGCTCCTGGCCGTGAACGATATGCCGGGGATATCTTTCTGTTTGATGGTTCACAATACTTGTTATTTGGCGAAGCTAACTTTAATACCTTAGCACAATCCAGAGATACGCAAGTTTCGCATTGGCGTTATTATGCTTTGGAAGTAATTGAGACAGAACAATTTGAGCAAGTTCCTTGATTGATAAGTTGTATGATCTTGTAACTAAGGCGGTGTCGTTGACCGGCAATAATTGGCAAGTAATATTTGCCAATCAGAATGTTCCGCGTCTAGTTAAGCCTTATGTTCAGTTGAATGTTACCAACATTGATATTCCTGATCATATGTATTATTCGCCACCAGATGAAACTGGTGGAGTAACAATTTCAGGTTGGCGTAAGGCCACCGCTGAAATTCAACTATATCACGGTATCAATTCGCTATCTGCCATTAGCGCTTTGGCTATGGTTCTACAATCTCCAACTATGCTTGATTATCAAACTGAGATAGATTGTGCTATTGGACAACGTTTATTCATTGGTTATGTTCCAGAGTTGTTGAACCTTTCGCAATGGGAAGGTAGAGGCATCTACCATTTTGAATTTTTCTATACAGAAAGCATAAATGATAATGCAGGATTGATAGATACTGTAATACTTCACGGCAGCTATATCGGTGGTGCCAGCGATCCTGATATCTATAAGATATTCGATCCTGAGCCGATAGCTGCTGTAATAGTTTGTGACGAAACCATCCCAGGTCCCAATGCGCCAGGAGTAGGCACCGATTGGGATGATGATGAAACTTCTTGGGATAAAAACGAAGTCACCAAATGGGATTGAGAGGGTATAATGGCCAATATCGACCGGATTGTTAATGTTACTATCTCACTACAAACCGCTTCTATTGCTCAACAAACCTTTTCTGATTTGTTGTTGTATGGAATATTTACACCCATTGGTGCTGCTAAGGTAGGCATCATTACTAGCATTGGTGATCTTGCTGCTTATGGCGTGACTTCTACAATGCCAATATATAAAGCGGCATCGGTATTCTTCTCGCAGATACCGCATCCACCACAACTTTATATTGGTCTATCTACTGGCGCCACCGATCCTACTGCTGATCTTGATGCTATTAAAGCAGAGAACAATAATTGGTATGCATTTTGTAACGTTCTTCATGACGAAACAAAAGTGGTTAAGGCTGCTCAATGGGCAGAAGCTAATGAGAAACTATTTGTTACAGTATTGTCTAATGTATTGAACTCTACTCCTGCTGCTACTGATACTACATCTACTGGCCACTTGCTTATGGCAGGAAACTATTTCCGCACCGCTTGGTGGTATGATACTAACGTTGGTGATTTCCCTGATGTAGGTATCGCGGCCAGGAGTTTCACTAAAAATCCTGGTAGTGAGACTTGGGCTAATCAACGATTGGATGCTGTGCCTTACATTAATACCACAGAAACATTAGCGCAAAATGTTTTTGATAAAAATGGCAATACTTTTGAACCGTTCCGTAATATTTCAATAACACAGAACGGCAAAGTTGCTGGTGGTGAATGGATCGATGTTATCCGCTTTCGCGACTGGCTTTGCGAAGAAATTAAAGTCACTATCTTCCAGCAGCTTATTGATAATCGTATCCCTTACACTGATCCTGGGATTGCCATTATTCGTAGCAGGCTTGTTGAAGCTCTTGATTTTGGTGTCGAGCGAGGCGGAATAGCCCCGCCAGAAGCAGACGCTGATGGCAATTTCATTCCTAGCTATACTGTAACTGTTCCATTAAGTTCAAGTATCTCCGCTAATCAAAAAGCCAGTCGTGTTCTACAAGATATTTACTTTACTGCTAGACTAGCAGGAGCAATTCACGCAGTGATTATACAGGGTGCGTTGACATATGAGAGCCTTCCTGTAGCTACTGTTCCTGTTATTGCATAGGAGAAAATGAATGCCTGGCGTGAAGACATATAATCCCTCGCGTGTTGTAGTAGTGATGAATGGTTTTTCAATATCTGGTTTTGCGGACGGAACTTTTGTAAATATCACTATGCAGAATGATGGTATAACTTCGCAGGTTGGTGCTGATGGAGAAATTGCTAGAGCCATTAGCACAGATCGCAGATGCACAGTAACAATTACTCTACAACAGACTAGTCCTGCTAATGATTTCCTTTCAGGAATGTTTAGTATGGATGTATTGACTTGTGGTGGGTTACTTGGACCGTTGCTTATTCAAGACTTGTGCGGAGAAACTATCTTTCAAGCATCTAAGGCTTGGGTAGTAAAGCCTGCTGATGTTGAGTTTGGAAAAGAGATAATGACTCGTGCTTGGCAGATTGAGACTGCGCCTCCATCTATTTATGTTGTGGGTGGTAACGCTATATCAGCTAATTAAAGGAGGCGCTGAGAACGTGGCGGCTAGACATGAATTTGAATTAGATAACGGCAACAAATTTTATATACGCCGTTTTGATCCTTTCTTATCCCTCAGTGTATTAGGTGAAGTTCAAAAGAAGTTCTTGCCTCCATTGGCTTCATTAATGGAGTCTAATGATCCTAATAATCCTGGTGAAGAACGAATGAAGGCTGCTATGCAAGCAATGGAAACTATCTCCAGAAACTTGGATGGTCCTTCATTGGTGGGTTTAGTTAAGCTGGTATTGAATAAAGAATACGTTTCTGTTTCTATTAATGGCGATGCCCCTAGACAATTAGATGAAGGTGCTATTAATCTGGCTTGTGATGATGTTTTTGAATTGATTAGTTTGGTTATAGAAGTGTTGAGGTTCAATTATGAAAAACTTTTTACGCAAGGCAGAACCCTTATTGGACAGGCAGCGCCCCAAGTGGCGAACCAATAGGTGTTTTGCGAGAAGATTTTATTGATGAATTGTTTATCTGGCGACCAATACTTGAAGGTTTAGTAACAATATCTGAGGTGAAGAATGGAGATGTTGACATAGTTGATTTGCTAAAATTGAATGCGCTAATGGATATGCGGGCTGCTGCCGAGCATCGAGAAATCGAACGCGCCAGGAGCAGTAAGTAATGGCTATTGTTCGCGAACTAACTACTCTGCTGGATTTTCGTGTTGATGAAAAGGGATTAAATCAATACGAGGCAGCAGCCAATAAACTCAAAGAAATTGGTATTGGTCTAGGCAAACTATTCGGAATTGTATTTGCTGCTACTAAACTATTTGAATTGGCTGATGGTCTTGTTCATGCCGGTAAAGAAGCTAATATTCTAGTTTATCAGTTGACTAGAATGGCGCGTGCGGGAGATGATATTGGCGCGGCGCAACAGAGACTATTTCAAATAGCGCAAAATACTGGTATTGAATACACCAAAGCATTAGAAACATATAAAGAATTTCTTAATGAAAGCAAGGAACTCAATGTAAGTCAAGATCAATTACTTGATACTACTGAAAATATCTTTAAGGCATTGCGCTTAAGCGCTGCTAGTCCTGAAGCTATTCAAGCTACTATGGCAACGTTTGAACGTTCTTTCCGAATGGGAAGAATGGGCAGACGCCAATTTGGTATGCTAACTCAACAAGCGCCAGATATCGTTAATGCGTTAGCTGAAGGATTGAAACTAGGAGAGCATGGCAGAGAACAACTAGAAGCAATGGCTAAGGCAGGCACACTAACTGCCAAAGTATTAATTGAAGGTCTTGGCAAACCATTAGCTAAATTGAATGCTGACTTTGCCGCTAGACCACGCAAGTTAGGTGAAGCATTTAATTATGCGTGGAATGCCGCTGTTCAATTATCGATGCAGTTATGGAAACTGTTGTCGGTTAACAGTCAAGTTGCGAAAGGAATCATTTGGCTAACTGACCAAGTGGTTAAAGGCTTAACTACAATGACCACTGCTCTTGGTGGTATTGGAAATGTTTTACAGATACTTGAAATAGCTTTGGGCGTGGTGTTTGGTCCTAAGCTAGCAATGATGCTGTTCAAAGCTACTATTGGTATGCAAGCTTGGACAGCAGCTACTTGGAAAGGCGTAGCAGCAAATCTTGCTTTTGCTGCTGGAATAGTTGCTGCGGTTGTAGCCATTACTGATATTGTTTCTTGGGTATCAGGTAAGAAATCTTTCATTGGGGATTTTCTAGGCAGCTTTGAAGATGTAATGAAATATCTCAAGACGGCTTTTGTAAGTGATGATTTCTTTGCTGGATTTAGAGGATTGGTAAAGTTATTTCAAGGTGATTTCAAAGGCGCTTTGGAAGAATTCAAAATATCAATTGGTGATGTAAACGGCTTACTTGGAGATATGCTTTTAATTGTTATTGCGCTAACTGCTGGATTTGCTATATGGCGAGTATTGAAATTTTTTGGTCTTATAACAGCAATAACAAGTGTCGCTGGTGCAGTAACTAAAGTTGGCACTGCTGCGGTAGTTGCAACTGGTTCTCTTGAGGCTCTGAATTTAGTTTCTCTTGCTGGATTAGCGGGTGGTCTGGGAGTTATATCAGGCGCTCTTGCTTTTATTGCGGCAGGACTTGGTATTGGTGCCATATCTGGTGCGATGAATGCGCCAATGGTTGATGAATACGGTAGAGTAGTAGGAACTTGGGGAGGTCAACCATTAACGCCAACAATAACTCCTGGCCAAGTAACTGGCCAAACCGCGCCAGGAGTAGGAGCAGTTACTACTGGTGATCAAAATAATACTGTTAATCAAACGAATAATGTTACGATAAATGCCACTGATCCTGATGCTGCTGCTGGTGCTTTAACTAAAGTATTTGACAATGCGGCTAAAGCAGCACTAGATGCTCTGGCTAGACAAGCTAGAAATGCTGCGCCGAGAACAGAGGCGCCAGCGCAATGAGTGGATTAATTGGTCTTGGCGGGCAAGCGGTTAATTTAGGTAGCACAGTCTATTCGATGTTCTTTGCGGATAATAAGAAAAGTGAAATTGGGGTTATTGCTCTTGATGTTCTAGTATCTGAAAACCTCAAACTGCCATCTGATGTAACCAAGTATCCTGTTGAAACTGGTGGAGAAGAAATATCAGATCACATTACTCAAGGCAATGAAGAATTATCCATTACTGGATCAATAGCATCTTCATCTAGTGAACTATTTGCTTTTTCATTTGCACCTTGCACCTCTAAATTTATTGATGCTATTAGCAAGTTGCGATCTATGCACAAAGATCGTCAGCCAATAACTGTAATAACTGGTCTAGGCAAATATGAAGATATGGCATTTACTAGTTTGTCAATTATTCGCAGCAATAGCGGTAAAGATGGCGGTTGGTTAACTATCAATGCTGATCTAAGACATATCAAAAAGGTTTCTCTCAAGCAAGCAGATTTGCCTGCTGAAGATAAAGCTGCGCCAACAGCGAAAGGTAAGACAGGTAAAACCGAAAAGCCTGGTGGCCAAAGCGGTAATGCAGATAAGCCGCCTGAAGATGAAAGTATAGCGCACAAGATAAAGGAAAATGGTGGGAAATATGTAGATCAAGCTAAATCATTTCTAGGACTAGGAAAATGATTGTATTAACCATCTCTGATTTGAATAGTCAAGCGATAGAAGCAATTCTTGACGATGAATTGTTTTATATAATAATTGATTGGAATGATAGTGGACAATACTGGGAGATGGGCATTCGCAATTCATCTTATCAAACATTAGTTGATGGCATTGCTATGGTGCCTAATTATCCTTTGCTTTGGCAATTTCGTTATATGGATATGCCGTTGGGTGATCTACAATTAGTTAGAGTGAATAATGATAATGGTCCTCCAACTCGCGATGATATTCTTACAATTAAATATCAATTAGTTTATATAACGCGGAATGATATTTTAGGGATAAACGCACTTGCTGTTTGATCGAGTATATCGTTTGTTGATTGGTAAAGGTAAGGCAGGGGTAGAAATTACTGGATTGCGAATCAATTTCAGTATTCAAAAGACTGCTGATAAAAACCCCAATACGAATAAAATACAAGTATGGAACTTACTTAGCACTACAAGGAAACAACTAGAGCAACCTGATACGCGCTGTTTACTGTATGCTGGATATGCTGAAGATGCTGGTCCGTTAATGATGTTTTCTGGTGGAGTAACCCATGCCTGGACTAAGTTTGATGGACCCAATGTGGTTACCGAATTTGAACTCGGTGATGGCACCCAAGAGATACGTGACTCGGTTGTTTCTCTTAGCTATGGAAAGGGCGTCAAATCAACTCAAATTCTTAATGATGTATCCGGTAAGATGGGGTTGCCGTTAACACTGGCAAGTAACGCGCCAGAACGCCAATGGCAAAATGGTTTATCTCATCACGGTTCGGCCAGGAGCCTACTTGATAAGGTTACCAAAGGAACTAAACTTGAATGGTCAATTCAAAATGGTAATTTACAAGTTATAGAAAAAGGCATGGTTACCACTAGA